AAGAAAATTACGATCCCAACGAAGATAAGTCGGTAGTTGCAAGTTTGGACGATACCAGAAAGGTTCGTTTGACTTTACGCCATCTATCAAAACTTAGAAAAATACGTGATTATCGTAATTATGAAAAAAGTTTAAAGAGTGAACAGTTAAAAACACAATATGGTGGTTCAGCAGATTCATCTTCTCCTGAGATGTAAAATATATTTAATATTTTAATTATATTGTATGTTTTAACTATATGAAGTAAACTAAATATCTCTACAACTAAAAAACGGCTGAAAATAGCCGTTTTTCTGCTATTTCCCAAACAATTAAAAATTTACTTATAAATACTTTTGAAACAAGAGTGTTTCTACAACCTTGCCACTATTATTTTGGCGTGGCTTTAACTTTAGATAAGGAGACATAATATGTCAAGAAGCAAACTAGAACAAGTACTAGAACTTCTTATCAACGAAGAACGTGCAGCAGCAGAAGAGCTACTACATGATTTTATCGTAGAGAACGCTCGTCAAATCCACGAGGAACTTTTGAACGAAAGTGATGAAGTTGTAGAAGAAGACCTTGAGGATCTAGATGAGTCAGAAGAAGAAGAACTAGAAGAAGGTGAACTTTCACTAGAATCAGAAGATGACGCAGCAGAACTAGAAGCAGATGCAGAAGAAATCGAATCAGAAGAATTTTATGACGAAGATGAGATGGAAGATGATGAAGCATTAGATGACCTAGAGATGGGTGATATGGAAGATGATTCAGAAGAAGATGTCGAAGCACGTGTAGATGATCTAGAGTCAGCATTAGCAGACCTAGAAGCAGAATTTGAAAAAATTATGGCAGGTGACGACTCAGATGAAGAAGATGATATGGACATGGATATGGACATGGAAGATGATTCAGATGAAGACATGGATGAATCACTTGAATTAGAACTAGAAGAATCAGACGATGAAGACTTAGAAGAGTCAGCAGACGATGAAGAGTTGAACGAATATGTTACACCAGTATCAGCATCAGAAGGTGATGATGGCGACAGTGTAGCATCAACAGTCAATGCAAACGCAAAGCGTCCAGGCGATGATTCAAATGCAGCACCAGTAAAAACAAATGATGGTAACACATCAGGCGGCACGGGTGAAGCAGCAAAAGATATGAATACAGGCAACGTTAATGTGTCAGGTAATAAATCTGCCCCAGCAATGAAACCTGCAAAGTAATCCACAGAGATCAGGAGAAATACAATGACAATACTTATTGAAACGCTATCTCATAATCAAGCGGGTGTACAATCACGCATCGTTGAGAATGACAATGGTGAAAAGAGTATGTTCATGGAAGGCATTTTCGTCCAAGGCGGCGTTAAAAATGCTAACCAACGTGTTTATCCAGTTTCTGAAATCTCAAGAGCAGTGGAAAGTGTCCAGAAGAAAATTTCTGAAGGCTTTCCAGTTCTTGGTGAATGTGACCACCCACCAGAGTTAACAGTAAATGTTGACCGTGTATCTCATATGATTGAGAATATGTGGATGGATGGTCCTAATGGCTATGGCAAATTGAAAATTGTTCCAACACCCATGGGTAACATTATCAGAACACTAATCGAATCAGGCGCTACTTTAGGTGTCTCATCAAGAGGTTCTGGTGAAGTTGATAACAGTGGTAATGTGAAAAATTTCGAAATTGTTACAGTAGATATCGTAGCGCAACCGAGTGCACCAGAGGCGTACCCGAAGGCGATCTACGAGGGATTGATGAACATGAAAGGCGGTTACCAAGCTTGGAAACTCGCACAACATGCACACAGTGATAAGGCTGCGCAACAGCACTTATCAGAACAAATTGTTAAATTCATTCGTGAATTGAAACTTTAACAGGAGAAGCAACAATGGCAAACGAAATCCTTGCTAACCTTCTAGAGTCCGGCGCACTATCCGAAGAGGCTGGTGCCGCTATTACTGAGGCTATGGAAGCAAAACTAAATGAAGCAAGAGAGGAAATTACAGCCGAGTTGCGTGAAGAATTCGCACAGAAATTCGAACACGATAAAGGTGTTATCGTTGAAGCAATGGATAATATGTTGGAAACAGCAATCCGTGCTGAAATGGAAGAATTTAAAGAAGATCGCGAAACTCTAATCGCAGAACGAGTTAAGTATAAGAAAGCAATTTCTGAACACGCTAAAATCCTTGAAAAATTCATTACTTCTCAACTTGCAACCGAAGTCAAAGAACTACGTGATGATCGTACAAAAGTAGCAGAAAATTTAGATAAAACTAAAGAGTTTGTTACAAAACAACTTGCACGTGAATTAGCAGAGTTCCACAATGACAAGCGTGAATTAGTAGAAACTAAAGTACGCATGGTAGCAGAAGGCAAAGAACTACTTTTGAAAACAAAAGAGTCATTTGTTAAACGTTCAGCAGAGTTAGTAGAAAGTACAATTTCTAATGCTCTACGTTCAGAACTAACAGCACTTAAAGAAGACATTACTGCAGCCAAAGAAAATGAATTTGGTCGTAAGTTGTTTGAAGCATTTGCTGGCGAATTCATGTCATCACAATTGAATGAGGGCACTGAAGTAGCAAAAATGAACGGTAAACTAAACGAATCTGCGCAAAAAGTTGCAGAACTAGAAGAAATGATTGCTGATAAAGAAGCAGCTATTACTGAAGCATCACGCAAGCATCGTGTAATGGAAGATCGTATATCTCGTAAGACTGAGATGGATTCTCTATTGTCACCATTAGCAGGCGAGAAACGCAGAGTAATGTCTGATTTATTAGAATCAGTAAAAACTTCAAAACTAAAGGCTGCTTTTAAGAAGTATCTACCAGCAGTTTTAAATGAAAATGTTACTGCGCAAGCAGAAACAAAAACAACCCTAACTGAAAGCAAAGTTACAGAACATACTGGTGACCGTGGAGTATCTGTTGATACACAAGCGCAATCAAGTGACGATGCTAATATTGTTGTGCTAAAGAAATTAGCAGGACTATAAACACTTATTACAGGAGATAAAAAGATGGAAAATCTTTTTGAAGGTAACAACTGGGACACTACACGTGAAGCACTTCTAGAAGGTCTAGAAGGAACAAAGCGTGACGTAATGTCATCAGTTCTAGAAAATACAAAAGTTGCTCTTAACGAGTCAGCAACAGCAGGCGCAACACAGTCAGGTAACATTGCGACACTAAACAAAGTGATCCTACCAGTTATCCGTCGTGTGATGCCAACAGTTATTGCAAACGAAATCATCGGCGTTCAGCCAATGACAGGTCCAGTAGGTCAAATCCACACGCTACGTGTTCGTTATTCAGACACAGCAGCAGGCGTAACAGCAGGCACGGAAGCATTATCACCATTTGAAATTGCTAAGAACTACTCAGGTGACGCAGCAGGCGCACCAGCAGCAACAGCATCAATGGAAGGCACAGCGGGCAACCGTATGTCAATCCAAGTCCTAAAGCAGACAGTAGAAGCAAAAACACGCAAACTATCAGCACGTTGGACATTCGAAGCGGCACAAGACGCAAATGCAATGCACGGTCTAGACATCGAAGCAGAAATCATGGCAGCACTTGCTATGGAAATCACTGCTGAAATCGATCAAGAAGTTCTAGGTTCACTAGAAAATCTTGCGACACAAGGCGCAGCATTTGACATGTCACAGTCGTTCACAGGTACACCAACATTTGTTGGTGATAAGCATGCCGTTCTAGCAACGCTAATCAACCAGCAAGCAAACCTAGTAGCACAGCGCACACGTCGCGGTGCAGCAAACTGGGCAGTTGTATCACCGTCAGCACTAACAGTGCTACAGTCAGCAACTACATCAGCATTTGCACGTACAACAGAAGGCACATTCGAAGCACCAACAAATACAAAATTCGTTGGTACTCTAAATGGCACAATGCGCATCTATGTAAACACATATGCAGCAGACGATGCACCAGTACTTCTAGGCTACAAAGGTCAAGGCGAAATCGATGCAGCAGCATTCTATTGCCCATATGTACCACTAATGTCATCAGGCGTTGTTGTTGATCCAGCATCATTCGAGCCAGTAGTATCATTCATGACACGCTACGGTTACGTTGAGCTAACAAACACAGCATCATCACTAGGCAACGCAGCAGATTACGTTTCAAAAATCGCTGTATCAAACCTAGCATTCGTATAAGTTTTACTTAAACGACTAATCAATAAGACCCGGGAGTTCGCTTCCGGGTTTTTTTATGGCTTGTATATTGAATATATCTTATAACTGATAAATACTATTATATAAAAAATTGTATTAGGAAGTAAAGATGGCAGAACAAATTAAATTTGGTGATAGATTATTTCTAAGTGGCGAAAGAGTAATTGCAGAAGTAGATGTTCAGATCAATAGAGATTTAAAAGTTAATAGAGATGTTGTAATTCAAGGCAATCTGGATGTTAACGGGACAGTAACTACAATTGATACAACTGACTTATTTATAGCAGACCCTATTGTGGGTATGAATTATGACCATACTGGTGTTCCAACTGAAGATGTAGGATTAGAAATATTCCGCGGAGATGAAGATAATGTATTTTATGTTTGGGATGAAACATTAGATAGTTGGAGTACACGTGGTACAGATTTGATAGTAAAAGATTTTACGGCTACTGGTGATACGCTGATTAATGGAACATTACATGTCGATGGTCATTCAACATTAGCAAGTGTCAATGTTGAAGATTTGACAAATAATAGAATTGTCATTGTAGGCATCGATGGTGAATTAGAAGATGATGCTAACTTTACATTTGATGCGACCGATTTTGTAATTGGACAAGGAAACTTTACAGTTAATCAGCCTACTGGTGACACATATATTGCAGGACAATTAACTGCAGAGTCGGCTAATATAAAAGATTTAACAAATGATAGAATTACTATAGCAGGCATTGACGGTGAGTTAGAAGACGATGCTAACTTTACATTTGATGGTGTCACATTCGATATAGGGCAAGGTAAATTCACAGTAGATGTTGCAACTGGAGACTTTTATTCTGGTGGACAAACAAGTTTAGCAAGTTTAAACGTATTAGACTTGACAAATAATAGAATTGTTATTGTGGGTATCGATGGTGAATTAGAAGATGATGCTAACTTTACATTTGATGGTTCATCATTTGATATTGGACAAGGCAACTTTACTGTTAGTAGGACAACTGGCAACACACAAATAGTGGGAACATTAGATGTTGATAGTCAAGGTATATTTGCAAGTGCAAATGTAGAAGACCTTACAGATAATAGAATTGTCATTGCAGGCCCGAATGGTGAATTAGAAGATGATATAAATCTTGAATTTAATGGAACAACTTTAAATATTGGACAAGGTAATTTTGTAGTTGAAATTGCTACTGGAATTACTACTATACAAGATTACACAAGTATAATAAGTTCTAATGCATTACGAATACCAGTTGGCACAAGTTTAGAGAGACCTGGAGAGACAGGTGTACCCATCAATGCAGAACAAGGACAAATTCGTTATAATACAGCAGCAAAAACTTTTGAGGGCTACGATGGAATTACTTGGGGATCACTAAGCGCAACACAAGATGCAGACAAAAATACTTATATTATACCTGAAACTTCACCTGGAGTAGATAATAATCAACTTGATTTTTATACTGCTGCTGGACATCGGATGCGAATTGACAGTAACGGTGATATGCTATTTGGCGATAATTTAAATAAGTTAACAGTTGAAAATTCAACAGGAAATACTAGTATTGCAGGAGATGTTAATGTAGCAGGCTCAACAATTATTTCTGGTGATTTAACAGTTTCTGGAACTACTACTACTATTAACACAGAAGAAATTCTACTTGCTGATAATATTATTACATTGAATAGTAATTATGCTGGTTCAACACCAACTGAAAATGCAGGAATTGAAGTTAATAGAGGTTCATTATCCAGTTCTATTTTAAGATGGAATGAGACTACAGATATATGGGAATTCACAAATGATGGCACTGATTATAGACCAATCCCCCATACAACAGATGATTTAAATGAAGGTATAAGTAATCTTTATTTTACAACAGCACGTGCTAGACAATCTATTGACATAGGCGCAAATAGTGATGAACTAAGATATGATGACACTACCGGATTATTAACGTATCATGGATCTGCAGTAATATTATCCGATAATGCACCCACTTCAAATTTACGTGATGGGTTTATATGGTATGACACATTAACTACTGGTAGATCATACGTATATTCTGAAACAATTGGAGCATGGATAGATTTATCTCCGGGTCTAGTTGGTGATGACGGCAAATCAGCTTATCAAGTTGCGATTGAACAAGGTTTTGTTGGAACAGTCACAGCGTGGTTAGAATCATTGGTTGGGCCACAAGGACCACAAGGAATACAAGGACCAGTAGGACCTTCGATGGATCTACAAACGGTAACAGATACGGGATCAACAACAACAACTTCAATGTCTATTGGCGGTGATCTAGGTATAGGTACTGTAACTCCTGCGAAGAAGTTACATGTTGTTGGTGAAA